GCTCATAGCGACCGACGTACTCTCGAAGTTAAGCTCCGGCGGGTTCTCAAACAGCGACAAAGAGTTGATGAACCGATTTAGCTTATAGATACCGTGCACGCCAGGGAATTCGTCAGGCACGGTCGCGCGAGCCATAATCGTCTTGTTGGGAGAAATAGTAGAGATAACGTTCCCAGGCTTCAATACGATTGAAGGATTGATCGTAGAAAAGTTCTTGAGAACGTCGATAGTCTTCACACTAAGTTGCATTATATAATCTCCGTGATTCAATCAATAGGTTATTCTACCTTGAAGTTCCTGAAAAGTCAAGCCTTTTTCTTGTTCTTACCAAGCTGACCGGGATCGGCGGTCGCCGGAGCGCCAATAGAAGCAAGATCGATCAGAGAACCGCCAAAGATATAGCTACCAACGTGCTGCAGCTTCATCCAAGGGCAATACCAAATCTTACCACCGATCTCAATCATCTTCTGACAGAACCAATAATCTTCAGACAGATAACGCTTAGACTTGGGATCAATTTCAGCCTGGAAGTACTGCATAATCTCGCGAGAGCCGTCAAACGCCTCTGTACGAACGTGGTCTGGCTTGTAGCTATACTGCGGAAAAGCCTTTTCAAACTTTTCAAAAGCAGAACGGCGAGTCATCATAAAGCCTGTGCCGACTTCCATAACCTCAACGGGTTGATCGATACGAATGTTGCCGCCGCCACCCTTCGGGTTGAAAACATAATCGCCGACGAACTTTTCAAGAACGTTAGGATCTTCGTCAGCAACACCCTTATCAACTGCCAGCTTGATCTTTTCCCAGCTGATACACTTCTTGGGGTAGGGTCCAGCAAGAACGTCGTATTCGGTGTCATCGCCTTGTAGAGCAAGCATAGCAAGAACGTCGCGCGGGTCAAAACCGATATCAGAGTCAATAAACATCAGATGAGTGCAGCCGGAGCGCATAAACTCGTCAACGCAGTAGTTTCGCGCGCGCGTGATCAGCGATTCGTTAAACAAGAAGTAGGAGCGCATTTCAATACCGTTGCTGGTACAAATCGAAGCCAAATCAGCAACGGACTTCGCAAACATACCGGCGCATTGACCGCCGTACATTGGCGCAGCAAGAAACAGCTTACGCTTACGTAGTTCTTCAATCGAGATAGAAATTTCCATAATCAACCCTTTGTGTTATAATGATCGCTGTGCAAGGCGAGCACGATGTAGTGCATTGCCTTCATCAAGTCGTCTTTGTTGTTACCGTTTTTCTTACCGTATCTCCAGAGATACTTCATAGCGGTATCTCGGAATGTGGTGGTGGCATCGCCCAAAGCGATCCAAGCATCAAAACACTCAATGCTTTCTGAGGTTTTGTAATGCTCTCCATACGTTCTATCTATATAGGCAAGCAAATCTTGAAGGATCAACCCTTCGTTGTACTTATAGTCAATTTTTCCCATTGATCATTCCCAAAATTGCGTTGAACACTATCTTTTGATCTTCAACGTTGTTGTTCTCAAACTTAACAACATTCCAAGTAAGAACAAGATTACCCAGAATGTTTGCAACCTTGCTTTCTCTACCAGCTAACCAGGTTTCGTTTTGATTGCTGCCGCGCTCAGCATAACGGTCAGTGCGGACATCCTTTGTGGTAGAAAGATAAACGATTTCAAGATCGTACTTATCTAGGCAATCTTCTAGGAAAGAAGAAGTGAACAGCCTATCGCCTTCATACAAAACAACGGAATCGGCTGGTAGAGTGGCTAGAAATTTGATTGCCTCTGGCTGAACCGCCATACTCATACGATCCGTACCAGCGAAAGTTTCGCCTTCTTCGTACTTACCAAGTACGTATACGTTATCCTTCTGTAGATAAGGAACCAACTTAAAAGCATCGTACTTAGGTTCAACGCCCAAGGATTCGATAAGCTTCTTCATCAACGTAGTTTTACCGGCACCGGGTTCGCCGCCGATTGCAATAACCTTCATTACAAAACCTTTCAGAAGAAATCGTCTAGACTGCTCGTTTTTGTGATAGAATCAGCTTCAACTCCGGTCATACCGTAGGTCAACCAAAGCTTCTTTCTTTCTGGCCTGATACCAGTCCAACCGTTGATCTCTCCAAGCAAAACTGGATCAAACGCTTGCTTCCTTATAGTATATATGCTATCCCACAAATAGTCAAGCTTTGGATACCAAGCTTGATATTGCCTAATCTGTTCTAACTGGCGATCGTGATGGTAACCGCCGTAGCGCGCAGCCTTGAACAGATTACGGAAGGAACAAATCTTCGGCGTGAACAAAGGGATATCAACCTTACGTTCGGGATAACGATCCCAGATTTTGTCTCTAATGTACAAAAGCTTTTCGTCGAAAATTGGAAACCAAGCTTGCATTTCCTTAGAAGCCACGCCGGTCTTATCATACTCTTCAGCCAAATCATCTTCGTACAAAAGGTTGAACATACCGGAAGTTTCGTTGGCGCCTTTATACCAATCTAGGGAGTTAGGCGAAGACATCTTACCTTTTAAATGACCGCTATCCTGAAAGACCATAGCGCATTCGTTAAAGAGGTCGGAAGAAAACCTAGCAAATTCCCTGATTTTACCGTTGTATTTGTGAACGTTGTCGTACTTTTGCTTTTCCGACCCACTTTCAATAAGGCTGTAGAACTTAGCTTCCGGCGTAGTCCCGTCTATATAATGTTTCCGAAAGTCTTTCATCAAAGAAACAAATCTACCGCAGTAGCGATTGTACTTTTTAGCCGAACCGAAAATCATTTTTGATTCGTTTTCATCGAACCAACTCTCATAACGATCTGGATCTTCTAGCGGAAACTTATCCATAAGCCAGATTGTTGTGATTTCGCTGTATGTTATAGCCATAAACCAAGAAGCGATAACGGAATCCCTCTCGCTTAAGTTGGTGTTGTTAGCATACTGCGTAAAAGTTGCTTGGTAGATTGGCGGAACTTTATGTTGATACTCAACAAACTTATCAATCCGCCAATCACCACCCTTGTCATTAGGAATAAGCAAGGTTTAACTCGTCAACTCTGTCGTTGAAATCATTTTTGAAACAGTCCCATTCTTTGTCCATCATCACAACTTGTCCAGTGTGCCGATAATGATTTTGTTTTTCGGGAGAAAGACCAGGATCGCCTGGGTTTTCTTCTATCAAAAGATGTTTAGGGAGGCTATCGTAACGCATTTCCCAGAAAACATCAAAGTCCGTTCCCCATTCGCTTTCGGCGTAACGAATCCGATCATACATCATATCCATATAGACGTTAGGATAACGACGATTCGGACGATGCCAAGATTTGTAAGTGCAGAGTGCGCTTTCTAGCGTGAAAAAGTTGACGTCGTGATGGTTGATCTTCGTTTTTGCATCTTCTAGCAAAATTTCAGATTCTTCCATCAACCAGTTGATTGTTTCGCGCTTATAACCAGGAAAGTTAGGATTATGAGTTTCCTTATGATCCCACCAATCTAGATCATCCCTACCGAGAACCTTACAGATACCGTTCCTATGAGACTTAGACCCGCCGATATCATCAAGGAACAGATGACTGCATTCTATAGGCAGACCCTGGATCCTCAGGTACTCTAGATAAGAGAAAGTGGACAACCTACCAAACGAAATGAAGTTTTCCCTAACAAAATCCCAAGTCTTATCGAAGTTGTCATACAAGTTGTTATTGAAATGCGATTCAAACATTTCTTGTTGGCTAGAGTAGCGAGCTAGTTGCTTTTTGTAAGAAGCTACAGCAACGGGCAACCCAGTCTTGCCGATCTTATGATGTTTGCGATCCGAATCCCAACCACTTCCAGCTTTAAACTTAGAATGATTGGCGTTCCACCAGTCGTTTAGGTCATCAACGTCTAGTTTACTAACATCCGGAAACAGCTGAAAGATTTTCCAAGTAGATACAATGTTTTGAGAACAGCCGTTAATGAACGCCAGCCACAGTTTAGATTCTGTGTCCATCTCGAAACGATTGGCCAACCAGGGCATAGCGAAATAAACACCGCCAGGATGAGAACGGTACTTCAAATGAAACTCGTAGAACCTGAGGAACACTTCTCGACGGTATTGCGGCTTTCGGAAATCCATACCGGAAACCAGCTCAGAAACTTCGGGTTCCTGAGCCAGTTCCGACCATCTACCAACTTGTTGTTGGAAAGTCATTACGAGAAAAGACTTTCTAACGTAGCTGGCGCTTCCTTAGCGTAAGGATTTGCAATGTTATGCGCCTTCATATAGTCAAACCATTCCTGATCGTCCCACATACCTGGAGAAACGCCATTCCAAAGAGGACGCCAAAGCTTGTGATTACGGTTCATTCTACGTTCATCAACGTACTGACGACGCAGAGACTCGTATTCCCAAGACTTAAGCTCAAGCATCTTTTCTCTAAAATAACAGACCAGAGAAATACGCTCGCAGGTTGGGTCATCAGGGTTATTCAACACAATAGGCTTGTTGCCGTGCATAACTTCGTGGTTGTTAACCAGAA